GACCAGTGGCAATCGACGATGTAATCCCCAGTAGAATCAGGGTCTGTCTTACTGAAGATCAGTATCATCCTGGTTATGGTTGCAGTGATCTCCCGACCTATCTTTGCACAGTGTGCAGGCAAAAATGAGTCAGGGATCGGAATTGCTGGAGCAGCAAATGGGTTGGCCAAGGCGGCAATATACCGTGCCTGAGCGGCGTGGCCTTCATTGATAAAATCAACGTTTGGGGAAGATAAAGCGGCTCCCCCGGTCCTAGCATTGTTCTTATTCTTAGTGTTAGTCATAACACAAGAGCGACAGAAGCCGAACAGCCGCGAATAAGTCTTTCCTAACTAGGTGTTCAAATTCCTGTACAACCATGGGATTGAGATCAAAAGCTTTACAATAACTCAAGAATGCTCTCTTGGTATAAGTCCCCGGAACAACGGGAATTTTAACCAGCCCTTCTTGTCTCATCCAGTAGGCTAGACCACCCTTAAGTTCACCCTCCAACCGCTCTTTTCCGCAAGAGCTAAGTGCGTTGTAAAACACACCGATCAAAGGGCAATCTGCATAAAGAGATAGCCCGCACAAGCCGACATCACGTAAGTAATTGTCATAATGCGCTACGCCTCTAGACGAGATGGCAATCATGTCTTTGAATACACTCGTCGGTTTCCTGACCATCATCCACCCGCTGTCAAGATGGACAGGTTTCATTTGACAGAACTCAATGTGCTCAACGGTGTATACAGGGTCTTCAGCGACCATGTTGAAACCGTATGCTACAAAGAAGAGATCAAAACCCTCAAGAAACCTCTCAAGATTGTCACTCTCCATTATAACAACAGAATCATCTCCGTTATTCACTAGTTTGAATTCAAAACCCAGTGCTTCCTTCCAATGAAGTAACACAGAGGTCATCAAAATCACATTACCGACTGAAGTGTTCATATCTCCAGACATCCTACCAGTTGCTTTGTACTCAAAATCGTACAAGTCTCCTTTACCCTTGCAATAATTTGCAAGTTGGCATCTCAGAAGATCATGCAATTCTTTGTCCCCTGGCCACAATTTCTTGTAGACAGAGTGCTCAAACTGCAAAGCCGACTTCGACACATGTTGATCAAACCTACTCGCATCCAATCCTACCGCTACCGGTGAAGTGAAACTACTCCACTTCCTAACTATCTCAGCAGCCATCGCTTGTAAATTACAATGCTTGAAAACCGAAACTTCTCCCCACAAAGCATCTATACCGGAGTAAATAGCCAGTTCATTGTGTTTATTAATGTACTGACCGAGCAAAATGTTGTATTTGTAAGAGCGAGGAGAGATGATACGAGGATCCTTGCCTCCAGATGCCACTAGTTCCCACTTAACGAAAACATTCACATGTACATCTTTAGGCATAAGATACCTCTGCCTTCTCAACTCCTCAAGTGCTTCAGAGTAAACCTGGTATTTCCCAGATGGTCTACTATCCACAAATTCCTGAGGAGTCATTTTCTTCACTCTCACGTTTGCACACAACCTCGTGCTGATGCTCTGCATGTCTCCATACCACACTGGCAGTAATTCAAAACTTCTGAAATATTCCTTGTCAGAAATGTGTTCCATTGTTCTGTACTGCAATCCTTCTCTCAATTTGACGTTGATGTCTTGGTACTTCCCAATAATCTTGTCATAATCAAAGCCCGGATTCTTGATCATGAGAACTCTATTCACTATTCCCACGAACAAATTGTGTGATGAGGAGTTGTAACAGCTCCACTGGCCAACCACTCCGGCTGGCCCCACATAACGGTTTGGATGTCTTAATT